TACTCCTAAAGTTGCTGCCCTAGAAGCACGCATGAAAGAATTGCGTGCAGTTAAAAATGGTAAGTTACCTTCTTCTGAAAATATGGCTGAACACAGAAGACTTGAAGAAGAAGTCTCTAATCTAAGGAGCAGAGCTTCTCAAGCAGCTAAAGTAGCCATGGGTCAATTGGGTCAGTCAAGAGCTTTTACCAATCAATATTTTGGACCCACAGAAGAAAGAGTCACTGGACTAAAAAGCATTCTAGACAACACAGATAGAATAGACCACGTTAGAACTTTTAAACAGTTTAACGTAGATGATTATATTAAAGAAGTGGGAGACATAGCAGATATAGACAAAAAGGATATGGTGGCTATGTTTGACGAAATTAAAACAATGCAGAATATGGACCCCACCAAACCTTATCAAATGAACATCAGAAGAGCAAATACTGGTTCAGCAGGGAACATAGACCCCGGCATGAAAGGAATGGTCTACAGAAGCACCATAGCAGAAAAAGGAGTAGCTGATCTTAATTTAACAGGTATTAAAAATTCTGTGTTCTCTGGTAAAACTTTTACCTCAGATAAAAAATTTCTAGATAAGCTACAAGAAGCAGGAGTTAGAGTTTTGAACCCTGAAGAGGTTCTCAAAGGAAGAGCAGCTATTATCAAAGGGTCAACTAAAACTGATGCCTATGAAATGGGCGGTGTAGGTGTTGTAACTTCAATTGATAAAAAAGGGAAAGTAGTTAGCATTGTAAATGATGAGCATGACTTATTTAAGCTAAAACTTCCCGGTGGAGATCGTTATATGAATGTATCTACACCTTTGGTATATGAACTTGTAAAGGATAAAACAGGTGCAACCAGTGCTACACAAAAAGCTGCTAAAACTAAGTTAAGTAGTAGTAAAACAAAAGCTGTTGAAAAAGCCACCAAAGAATATGAAAGTATTCTAAAAGACCTAAATGTAGATATAGCTGAAAAGGTTCCTGAAGGGTTTGGCTCAAGAGAGCAGTATCTTAGAGCACTGACAGTGGCTAACCTAAAACCAAGTCATAAAGATTATTCAAGGCTAGTAAAAGATTTTGGAATAGGAGCACCCACCAGAGCAGCTAGAGCCGTTCTAGGCACTGAAGAAGAGCAAGAGCAACTACCAAGAAAAAAAGGAGGGTCTGTAATAGAGCGTAACCCATATAATAATTATGAACCAAAAGCAATATAGGGTATACTGTCAGGAGACAACTTAACAAAAGAAAGAGAATAGAGTGGCATATCTAACTTCTAACATACCTTTTTTCAGGTGTTTAGTACGAAAAGAATTTACACATAATCACGAAGACTATCAAGGAGAATACTTACACGCACTAGCAATAGCAGTCAACACAATACCAGACAGGTGTCTTAGTTTCAATGTTGTATTTACAGGTTGTGAAGCAGAGGATGGTGAAGATAATCTACACGGCGGGGCCATGTGGGCCAGAATGCCTATCACTGGTCTTGTGGCTGACACTCCGTTAGACGAGTTTCCAGAGCTTATGCCCACGCACTTTGCACAACCGTGGGACTGCTCTTCCAGAGATCACTCTGTAATTTTCATGGACCGTATATCTTCTAGTCCATGGCTTTGTAAGATAGGAGGTGAATTTCACACAGGTAGGTACCTGTTCACTGTAGACTACACAGGAACTGCAATTGCAGATGACCCTGCACAGCATAAGCAGTCTCATGTTCTAGAACTTACAGATGCAGGACCCTACACAGGTAATATTGTAGCTCTTCCAAACAATAGAGTAAGAGTGACAAACCCTGCAATGTGGACAAACGGAGAAGGTGCGCCAGACTTTGTACCTAGTCAGCATGTTCACTCTGCAGAAATCCATAATAGTTACATGGACCCTTATACAACTTTTAACAACCTTTATCAACAGGAGGACCTTGAAGATGCCGGGACATATGAAGAAGAAGAAGACGACCAAGAATGGTAAAAAACCTGTTGCCAAGAAGTACGGCGGCAAACCAAAGATGCGTATGAAGATGGGCGGCAAGCCTAAGATGCGTATGAAAATGGGTGGTAAGCCCAAGATGCGTATGAAAAGAGGCGGCAGAGCCAGATAAAGGAACTAAACAATGGCAGTTGAGCGTAACCCGCTAGAGGCTATGGAGCCAGAACTCCAAGAAGAAATGCCTGTGTCTAACTTCAGTGTCATGGGAGATACTCCTTCCATAGAAGCAGAAATGATGGCAGAGAACATTGTAAACTTTATGCCAACAGAAGACGGTGGCGTAGAGGTAGAGTTTGGAGAGATAGAAGAACTAACTATCTCTGGCCCCATAGGTTCCCACTTTGAAAACATAGCAGAGTTTCTGGAAGAAGAAGACCTAGAAGAAATAGGTTCTATGGTCTATGACAGTTACGAAGCAGACAAAGAGTCAAGACAAGAGTGGGAACAAATCTTTGAGCGTGGGTTTGATCTTCTGGGTCTAAAGCTAGAAGAAACTACAGAACCCTTTGACGGTGCCTGCACAGCTGTACATCCTCTCTTGATAGAGTCTGTTGTCAAGTTCCAGAGCAAAGCCTCTCAAGAACTCTTCCCGGCAGGTGGACCAGTAAAGTCTCAGATCATAGGAGCTTCTACCATTGAGCGCGAGAAACAAGCGCAACGTGTAAAGAACTTTATGAACTATCAGCTTACTCAGCAAATGCCTGAGTATTTTGAAGAACAAGAGCGTCTACTGTTCCACCTCCCGGTGATGGGTTCTGCCTTTAAAAAAATTTACTATGATCAGCTACTGGAAAGACCAGTATCAGAACTGGTGCCTGTGGATCACTTCTATGTATCCTATAATGCCAAGGACCTCAGAACAGCTGACCGTTACACGCACCTGATCTTTCGTTCTATCAATGATTTTAGAAAAGACGTAGTATCAGGAATGTACCTAGA